AACGAATTTATATCCTTAAGCGATAAATCCCTAATATCGCTCTCACCACTCGCAGTAAGGACAAAATCCTTGTCAGCCTGTTTAATTGCATCATAAGTTTTATAATCAACAGGCATTAAGGGTTGTTCGCCTTCCCGCCGTTCACACTCACGCTCTAACGCAAGCATAAATTCTTTAGTATTAAGGAATGAATGATCAATCATTTTTTGATACCCTTTCCTCGTAGATCTTAAGCAGATCCTGCTTAGTATCACCAACGTC